ATCAGATTACGAATTTGATCAATCTGATAACCATAGAAGAACTGAAACTCAGTTTGATAACCTTCTGGAATAATCTGATCATAGATTGACTTCATTGTCTCTGGTTCAATATACTTCGCTGTGGGAATAGCAATCAATATTCGTTTAGTTTTCTTCATATTTTTTCCTAAAATGTTATTTGCAGTTTCATTCTGTTCTGTGCCATTCACTTTATAGTCGTTGATTGGATTGGTGTCGTTGTAGTTATATACGATGTCAGGCACGCATACGACCTTCTCTGGGTCTGCCTGTTCAATGATGTTGTAGAAGGTAGAGTTATCCCCACCTGCACGATACCATTCGCCCTGCGCGTCTTGGAACAGTGTGGCGTCTAGGTCCAAGGCAAGTCTACCAAGAAAAGTTCTTAAATGCGGATACGGAAAGTTCCAGTTGAATTTATAATCGCGATAAGACTTATTCGCTTTGACTTCTGGTGGATAAGGTTGAGCAATCAATGGTATCTTATCAACTAACGACCAGCAACTGCCATAGGTATATTCTGCGCCATCATGATATAGATTATTATACAGGTTAAAGATATTTGAATTATTGACTAACCAATCATCACCATCAAGGATCATTGTAATATCTTCTGGGTCACATTTTGATTGAATGGTTGATATTTGATTGAACACTGCTCCCACATTTTCTTTACGAGTAATCACCTCAAAGTTTTCAAGACCAGTTTCAGCGATTGTATTTTCAATCACCTCAGCAGTGCGATCTGTTGATGCATCATTAATAATAATCATCCGATAGTTTTCATAATCCTGTGCCGCAACAGAACGAATACACTTGTCAATATAATTCTCTGCATTATAAACAGCAGTAATAACTACAATAGGTTTCTCTATCTGTTTGCGAATGGTCGCTTCTTCGTAGTTATGAAAACGGCGACCAAATACTTTATGAACACGATTGTTAATATCAGTCACTTTACGATATTCTTGGATTGATAAGAAGTCACCCATTAGTTTATAGAAGTGTTGTTTCCATTGTAATGCGACTGTTGACCACGCACAAATATCTTTGACTTGATTACAAGCATACATCTTCTGTTGATGTAGATAAGGAGTGTTGTATGCGCGAACAACAGCATCAGCAAAGATTGCCGATTGAATATCGGTATCAATTGACGGTAATTGAAAGTTTGGTTGTATTGGATAAGGTATTTTATAACAAGCAACATCAATCGCAGTTTCTTCAAGTGCGCCGAAACGACAAGTAATGAGTGGTGTATTATATGCGAGAGACTCAAGTGTAGAGATGCCAAATGTTTCAGGAAACGCAGAAGGATATATCATATATGAAGACTTCACAAGTATGTCAGCGATTTCTTTTTGTGATATGATACCAGTAAACTCTATGTCTCTATCTGCGTGAACTGGATTATCAACCATATCTCGCCAGTCAAGTTCCTGTTGATCTGGACCATGTGTAGATCGAAATCGATAGAAACCACCAATGACCTTGAGTTTCGCATTAGGTAGTTTTTCTTTGACAATCGGCCACACATTATTCACAAGAGGTATCATACCCTTTGTAACTGACGCATTATAAACAAACAGATCGGGGTCTTTTGCTTTTACATCTACCCATTCGTGATGAAGTTGAATACCATTGCGAGTTTGGAAAATATATTGTTTCAGTGTTTCATAACTTCGTTGTTTGCCGTGATTACATGTTGTTACATATGATGTATGCCAATCAGACAGAGTAAAGATTTCATGAATGCGACCTCGTAATACAAAGTCTTCAATCAGATCATCACCATCACAGAATGTATCATGCATCCAGAGTACACGATGTTTAGATGTCATTGCGACACTTTCAAGATTAGGTAGTTTGTCTGCCCACTTAAATCTTTCTTTCATTGAGTTGGGTGCAAATGAAACCACTGATCTTGAAGAGATATAAATATCGAAGTAATTATGATATTGTTCTATGTCATGTAGAGAACGATATGTAACACCGTCATAGATGCCTGGATTTGCATCGTCGTGTATACAGTCGTTAAATACAGTAACTTCGAATCCTAGTTGAACAAGTTCTTTTGACATTAGAATGATTGCGGACTCGGAACCACCTAATCCTCTTTTATCGAGTGTGGATCCATCATAACAGAGGCCGAGTGTATCAACAAAGCAAAGTTTCATATAATAAGGTTCTCAAAGAGGATTGTTTTAGTATAAATACAATTATACTTATATTTAACTCATTTGTCAATATGTATTGGAGAATTTAGTGACATTTAAAGTAAATAACGTTGCAGTTTTGAGTCAGAGTGGAATTCCGTTTATGTACGGATCAGGAGATGTTGACACTGCACCCAGCAATGAAACCAAGATAGTTGGTAGTGATACTGCGGATTCGGACTATTTCGGTGGGCAAGTTGCGGTAGGATCAGGTAGAATTTGTGTTGGTGCTTATGGTGATGACGATAATGGTTCTGCATCTGGTTCAGCATATATCTTTGATCTAGATGGCACTCAACTCGCCAAGATAACTGCCAGTGATGGCGCGGCGAGTGACCTGTTCGGTGCTTCAATTGCGGTAGGATCAAGTAGAATCTGTGTTGGTGCTTATGGTGATGCTAGTCAAGCTGGTTCAGCATATATCTTTGATCTGGATGGCACTCAACTCGCCAAGATAGTTGCCAGTGATGCTGCGTCAAATGACAGGTTCGGTAGATCAGTTGCGGTAGGATCAGGTAGAATCGTAGTTGGTGCCCTATTTGATGACGGTATCAATGACGGTAATGAGAATAATTCTGGTTCAGCATATATCTATGATCTGGATGGTGTTCTAATAACCAAGATAGTTGCCAGTGATGTAGAGGAGAGTAAACGATTCGGTGAATCAGTCGCCGTAGGATGCGATAGAATTGTAGTTGGTGCTTCGGGGGATAGCGATAATGGTTCTTATTCTGGCGCAGCATATATCTTTGATCTGGATGGCAATCAACTCGCCAAGATAAAACCAAGTGATGGTGACATTGGCGACTATTTCGGTCGATCGGCGCCATTCGCCTCCGGCACTTCCGGAGTTGCGGTAGGATCAGGTAGAATCTGTGTTGGTGCTTATGGTGATGACGATAATGGTACTTATTCTGGTTCAGCATATATCTTTGATCTAGATGGCACTCAACTCGCCAAGATAGATGCCAATGATGGTGCGGCAGGTGACTATTTCGGTAGATCAGTTGCGATAGGATCAGGTAGAATCTGTGTTGGTGCTTATCTGGATGACGATAATGGTTCTAATTCTGGTTCAGCATATATCTTTGATCTGGATGGCACCCAACTCGCCAAGATAGATGCCAATGATGGTGCGGCAGGTGACAATTTCGGTGCCGCAATTTCGGTAGGATGTGGTAAAATCTGTGTTGGTGCTTATGGTGATGGTAGTAGTGCTGGCGCAGCATATATTTGGGACACACCAGATGTTATTACACCGTTCGATGTAAAAGATTGGGAGAGTGGATACTAATGGCCTTTAAAGACAGCGCAAGTGATATAGTAATAAGTGACAAAGGCGAACTATTGCACAAATCGTTTAATCGCCTGACTGGAACCATACAGAGTACCGAAACCAAGATAGTTGCCAGTGATGCTGCGTCAAATGACCAGTTCGGTTTCTCAGTTGCGGTAGGATCAGGTAGAATCGTGGTTGGTGCTTCTCGTGATGATAGTCTAGCTGGTTCTAATTCTGGTTCAGCATATATCTTTGATCTGGATGGCACCCAAATCGCCAAGATAGTTGCTAGTGATGCTGATGGAGGTGACTTTTTCGGTTTCTCAGTTGCGGTAGGATCAGGTAGAATCGTGGTTGGTGCTTACAAGGCGGGCGGGGGTCATGCATATATCTTTGATCTGGATGGCACCCAAATCGCCATTATAGAAGGTACCGGTTTGCAGACAGGTGACCAGTTCGGTGCCGGAGTTGCGGTAGGATCAGGTAGAATCGTGGTTGGTGCTGATGCAGATGATGGTCTAGCTGGTTCAGCATATATCTTTGATCTGGATGGTACCCAACTAACCAGGATAAAGGCCAGTGATGCTGCGGCAGGTGACCTGTTCGGTAGATCAGTTGCGGTAGGATCAGGTAGAATCGTGGTTGGTGCTTATCGTGATGACGATAATGGTTCTAATTCTGGTTCAGCATATATCTTTGATCTGGATGGTACCCAACTAACCAAGATAACTGCCAGTGATGGCGCGGCAGATGACAGTTTCGGTTTCTCAGTTGCGATAGGATCAGGTAGAATCTGTGTTGGTGCTTATGACGATGACGATAATGGTTCTAATTCTGGTTCAGCATATATCTTTGATCTGGATGGCACCCAACTAGCCAAGATAAAGGCCAGTGATGGCGCGGCAGATGACGAGTTCGGTAGATCAGTTGCGGTAGGATCAGGTAGAATCGTGGTTGGCGGACATCCTCCGTACGGTGCTACTGGTTCTGGTTCAGCATATATCTTTGATCTGGATGGCACCCAACTCGCCAAGATAGTTTCCAGTGATGCTGCGAATGCTGACCATTTCGGTGTCTCACTTGCGATAGGATCAGGTAGAATCGTGGTTGGTGCTGATTTCGATGACGATACTGCTACTGATTCTGGTTCAGCATATATCTATGATCTGGACGAAAATTTCGACACTTATATTGAAAGACAATTAGGATACTAATATGAATTACGCAAGAATAGATACAACAACAGGTGACGTTATTGAGTTTCCTTATAGGAATAATGAACTCACTGGAAATATTCAAAGGGGCGAGACTTTACCGGATGATGTAGTTGAAGTTGATACCTACACAAATCGGCCAGCGACTGCGTGGGATGAGGTTTTACGATATGCTGATATTACTAGAAATGGTGATGCATATATTTTAAATTATACGATTGAAGCTCGATACTTTGAAGATGATGCAGACCGTAAGAAGAAATTTCTGGCATTACATAAAACAAAAGATCAGAATAATGAGAAACGGTTTGCATATCTGTCGGGAGAAATGGTAAAAGACTACCCTCTGTCAGAAAGGGAAAGTTGGTATGTACAGGTTTCTGAAGCAGAGAGATACCTTGCTGATAACACTTCGGTTGTACCAATGATTTCAATAATGTCCACGAATCGTGGTGAAACTGTTGATGTACTTGCTCAGAAGATTGTTGACAAAGATAACCTAATGCGAGTGGCCTTCGGTGATTTACTCGGTCGTTATCAGGATAACAAAAACAAGTTAAACAGCATTGATACAGAAGATGATACAACTTGGAGTGCTATAGACACAATTGGAGCATTGTAAATGCCTTATAGAAATATATCTACATTTGGTAGTTTTTTAAGCAGAGACCTAAGTTTTTATGAAGAGGATATGGGTGTTACTGATGAATATGATGATACCACTACACCCAGCAATGAAACCAAGATAACTGCCAGTGATGGTGCGTCAAGTGACGAGTTCGGTTACTCAGTTGCGGTAGGATCAGGTAGAATCTGTGTTGGTGCTTATAGTAATGACGATAATGGTAGTCAGTCTGGTTCAGCATATATCTATGATCTGGATGGCACTCAAATCGCCAAGATGACTGCCAGTGATGCTGCGGGAAGTGACTTTTTCGGTGTCTCAGTTGCGATAGGATCAGGCAGAATCGTGGTTGGTGCTTCGGGTGATGACGATAATGGTAGTCAGTCTGGTTCAGCATATATCTTTGATCTGGATGGCACCCAACTCGCCAAGATAAAATCAAGTGATGGTGCGGCGACTGACTATTTCGGGGAAATAGTTGCGGTAGGATCAGGTAGAATCGTGGTTGGTGCTTTGGTGGATGACGATGATGGTTCTGCATCTGGTTCAGCATATATCTTTGATCTGGATGGTACCCAACTAACCAAGATAACTGCCAGTGATGCTAACAATGGTGACAGGTTCGGTACCTCAGTTGCGATAGGATCAGGTAGAATCGTGGTTGGTGCTAGTCTGGATGACGATGATGGTAGTGAGTCTGGTTCAGCATATATCTTTGATCTGGATGGCACCCAACTAACCAAGATAACTGCCAGTGATGCTGCGGCGGGTGACAGGTTCGGTCACTCAGTTGCGGTAGGATCAGGTAGAATCGTGGTTGGTTCTTATGGTGATGACGTCAATGGTGGTCAGACTGGTTCAGCATATATCTTTGATCTGGATGGCACCCAACTAGCCAAGATAACTGCCAGTGATGGTGCGTCGGGTGACAGTTTCGGTTTCTCAGTTGCGGTAGGATCAGGTAGAATCGTGGTTGGTGCTTATGGTGATGGTGATGATTCTGGTTCATCATATATCTTTGATCTGGATGGCACTCAACTCGCCAAGATAGTTGCCAGTGATGCTGCGTCAAATGACAGGTTCGGTAGATCAGTTGCGGTAGGATCAGGTAGAATCGTGGTTGGTTCTTATCTGGATGACGATAATGGTGGTTCATCTGGTTCAGCATATATTTGGAACACACCATTCGTAAAACATCATCTGGATATTTTAGATTGACAGTAATATATTTTTGTGATATGATATAAGACTAACACAATGGAAGTTTATAATGAAAAAGATAACACACTACTCTCCTATAAAAGGAGTTGATGTATATGATAATGTCTTTAGTTTAGCAAAAAGATTTGATATACAAGAGTCGGTGAAAAAATGTCCTTATCAGATAGGGTGGTCTGATAATACTGACAATTCCGAACAATATATGTTCTCTCGGTGGACTCCCGAAAAACTCAATTCAATCAATTTCTTTTCTGATTTTGTAGAGGGACATCCTTTACACGAGAAAATTAATCCCGACAAATTCATTCGTTGTATTGTAAACAATGATGTATGTACAAACACACATTGGACACATACACACATCAACGAAAATGTTTTTCTATATTATGTAAATATGGATTGGCAAGATCATTGGTCGGGTGAGACATTGTTCTATGATAAGAACGAGAACCACGATATTATCTTTGGATCGCGATTTGTGCCAGGAAGAATCATTTGGTTTGATGGAGAAATTCCACATACAATCCGGCCGCAATCGAGACTAGGTCCAAAGTATCGTTTTAGTCTGAGTATTTTCTTTGAGAAGTAGATTATGAAAACTTATTATTTTTTGTCTGGACTTCCGCGAAGCGGCAGTTCAATGTTGTCTGCTTTGTTAAATCAAAATCCTACATTTTATAGTGGTCCAAGTTCTCCTGTATGTGGTTCGATCGTCGCACTTGAATCTTCTATAGAAAATAATGACCTGTATAAATCATATCCAAAACCCGCGTATAAAAAAAGCATGTTGCAATCTTCATTATACAATTATTATAATGATGTAAAAGAAGATATTATTTTTGATAAGAATAGAAGTTGGACACACCGACCCGAATATATTTCAAAATATTTTGATATAAAAAATCCAAAGATTATATGTACTGTGCGAAATCTCGACGAAGTGTTAACTTCTTTCATCGCGATGATTTCGCGAAATCAAGACAAGAAATTGAATTTTATTGATAGGTTTCTACAATCCAATAATCTTCCTCTGAATGATTTTACACGTTGTCAGTATATCGCATCAGATGGTCCTCTAGGAAGAGCATATACAGGATTGAAAAATGCTTTGTCGGGCGAATTAAAGGATAACATACTCTTAGTTGAATATTCTGATCTAGTAGAAAATACAGACGCGACTATGAAATCAATCTATAATTTTATAGAACAACCCTATTATCAACATGATTATAAAAATCTATATAATAAACATAGAGAGAAGGATAATAAAGTCTATGGATTGTCTGATATGCATCATGTCAGTTCTAAAATAAAATACTATTGTAGAAAGCCAGCGGATGTTTTGCCTCCACAAGTTATAAGTGATGTGCGGGGTCTTGAGTTCTGGAGACAATAATTTGATTATATAAATAACACCGAGACAAACTAATTACGGAGATATCAAATGGCAGTCCCTGCTACACGTTCTGATTTTAAAGAATACTGCCTGCGATCACTCGGCAAACCTGTCATCGAGATCAACGTTGATGACGATCAAGTCGACGATCGTATTGACCAGGCAATACGTTTCTATTGGGATTATCACTTTGATGGAACCGAAAAAACGTATTATAAACATCAGATAGACGCGAATACGATATCAACGCAGTCGATTACTCTTCCCGAGAATATCATTGGTGTTGTTAAGATATTTGAACTCGGCGATCCTACCTCATCCACTGGTGATCTGTTTAATATAAAGTATCAAATCGCACTCAACGACATGCATACATTGTCTAATATTGGACTTACAAACTATTATGCGACAATGACACATCTTGGACTTGTTCAAGAGATGCTTGTTGGCAAAACTCCGATACGTTATAATCGCCATCGCGACATTTTACACCTCGACAAAACTAAATCTACTATGACTGTTGGGCAGTATTTGTTAGTGGAGGCTTATGAGGTTGTTGATCCTGATGTATACACTGATGTGTGGGCAGATCGTTGGTTACAACATTATACTGCACAACTCATTAAAAGGCAATGGGGTTCAAACCTAACAAAGTTTGAGGGATTACAATTACCGGGCGGCGTGACATTTAATGGCAATAAGATATACGATGATGCCGATACCGAAATTAAGAGATTGGAAGAAGAAATGATTAACAATTATTCCCTCCCTGTTTCTGATATGTTGGGATAATTACATGACAACCAACGTCTTCTTCAATAATTTTCAGAGTTATGCAGAACAAAATCTAATCGAAGATTTGATCATTGAATCAATTAAAATCTACGGTCATGATTTGTATTACTGCCCGAGAACAATTGATGAACAAGATGATATTTTTGGAGAAGTTACCGTTGCCTCCTATAATGATGCATATCTGGTTGAAATGTATATTAAGAATGTTGAGGGGTTTGAGGGTGAAGGTGACTTTCTCTCTAAGTTCAATATTCAGATTCGTGATGAAATTACCTTCACTGTTTCACAGAGAGTATTTTCCAACGAAATAGGCGCGCCAGAAATACAGGTTCGGCCTGAAGAAGGTGACTTGATATTTTTCCCACTTACCGGTAAAGTATATGTTATCAAGATTACTGAACATGAAGCACCTAACTTTTATCAAATGGGTGCCTTACAGTGTTATGATTTGCGTTGCGAATTGTTTGAATATAGTCATGAAGATTTAAATACAGGCGTTCCTGAGATTGACAATTTAGAGAAATTATATTCTGAAAATATTGCCGTGTCAAACGCCGACTCAACATATGCGAACGGTGATATTATTATGGACGCGAACACTGGACGACCAGTTTCCGCACCTGATTACACTACTGATGATCCATTTTCCGAGAATGCTACGTTCCAGTCATCCGGTGCTGATATTATAGACTTCACCGAAACAAATCCTTTCTCAGAAGGGTCTATCTAATATGTTTGGTCAAACTTTCGCACATGGTACACTTCGAAAATATGTCATACTGTTTGGCACATTATTTAACGATGTGTGGATTAATCGCAAAGATTCTGATGGTAATGTTAAGGCATCATTCAAAGTTCCTCTCGCATATGGACCAAAAGAAAAGTTTCTTGCTCGTATTGATGGAGTTGATCAAGACCTCGATCCAATGGATCAGCCATTCGCAATTACATTACCGAGAATGGGATTTGAAATCACCGGGTTTAGTTATGCGCCTGAGAGAAAATTGCCAACAATTCGACGATTTGTAACGACACCATCAGATGCGGATGAAGATCAAAAGAGATACCAGTATAACCCAGTGCCTTATGATATTCAGTTTTCTTTGTCAATTTTTGTAAAGACTGTTGATGATGGTACTCAGATCATAGAACAGATTCTACCGTTTTTTACTCCTGAGTGGACAACGACAGTTCAGTTGATTTCTGATCCAGATATTACTCTTGACATTCCTCTGGTTCTAACAGGCACCTCACAAGATGATGTGTATGAAGGTTCGTTTGAGGAAAGAAAGTCGTTGATCTTTACCTTTGATTACACGATGAAAGGATTCTTCTTTGGACCTACCAAGAAGAGTGAGATCATCAAACTCGCGAATACTCAGTTATATGATGCGACACTGTTTAACGACATTGATGATGCTGTTGGCAACACTGATGTTATATCGAGAATTACAGTCACACCAGGTCAAACAGCAAACGGCGCGGCTACATCAAACGCATCTTTGACTGTTTCTTCCAATAATATCTCTTCTGATGAAAACTTTGGTTATATAGTGGACATAGATGAAACATTCCCAGATGATGGAGCATAATATGTCAGATGATATAATCGGTGAAGTTCTTGATCTTACTCCAATGCCAAAAGAAGAAAACATTCCGACAACTTATGAACCTACTATGTCCTCTAATAGACAGGCAGAAACAGATGTAGCATATGTTCGTAAGAATATGTACGACTTAATAGAGAAGGGTACTAGGTCAATGGATGAGTTATTAACAATTGCTGATCAATCGCAACATCCTAGATCATATGAGGTTCTCTCAGGACTGATTAAAAATATGAGCGAACTGAATAAAGATTTAATTGATCTTCACGACAAGAAAAAGAAACTCTTAAATACTGAACAAGAAAATGTGTCACCCAACACCGTAAATAATAATTTATTTGTTGGGTCTACGAGTGATTTATTAAAAATGATTAATCAAGAGAATGATGTCAGTACCGATTAAAGATATTGAAGAATATAGATCGTATTTGGGTAACACCAATTTAAAAAGACACGGTGTAGATATTTCGTGGACGGAGGATATGATCCGCGAATATGTAACTTGTTCATCTGATCCGATTTATTTTTCAGAAAAATATATTCAAATAGTCCATGTAGATCGTGGTTTAATACCTATTGATCTATATGATTATCAGAGAGATATCATTGAAAAGACAACAAACAACCGAAGAACATGTGTCGTTACAGCGCGGCAGTCTGGTAAAACAACGACTGCTGTATGTCTTATACTTCATTATATTCTTTTCAATAATCATAAACTTGTCGCTCTACTCGCTGATAAAGGAGACTCTGCAAGAGAAATATTGGATCGTATCAAAACAGCTTACGAAGCATTACCAAAATGGTTACAACAAGGAGTCGTGGAATGGAACAAAGGATCAGTAGAGTTTGAAAATGGATCAAAGATCATCGCAACCGCTACTTCCTCTACTGCTATTCGTGGCAAATCCGTATCTTTCCTATACATTGACGAGACAGCTTTCGTTACGAACTGGGATCAATTCTTCGCCGCAGTATTTCCAACAATATCTTCAGGCACAACCACAAAAATATTGCTTACATCTACACCAAACGGATTGAATCATTTTTATAAAACTTGTGAAGGTGCCCGAGAAGGTAAAAATGGATATCAGTTTGTATCTGTAATGTGGTATGATGTTCCTGGTCGCGACGAGAATTGGAAACAAGAAACGCTCGCCGCGCTGGACTTTGACACTGAGAAGTTCGCACAAGAAATGGAGTGTGAATTTCAAGGTAGTAGTGGTACACTTATATCAGGTAATAAACTAAAACAACTTGTGTATCGTGAACCGATTGAAGAAAAGAATGGTCTGTCTATGTTCTATAGACCGGTGATCGATCACAATTACACTATTGTGGTTGATGTTTCTCGCGGTAAAGGATTAGATTATTCGGCATTTCAAGTCATAGACACCACTCAAATGCCTTATATGCAAGTATGTGCATATCGTGACAATATGATTTCTCCGATGGATTATTCTTCAGTAATCCATAGAATAGGTACTTTCTATAATGAAGCACAAATTCTTGTTGAGGTTAATGATATTGGCGAACAAGTCTCCAGTACATTATATGAAGATTTTGAATATGAGAATATGTTATTCACTGAAAATGCCGGCCGCGGCGGGAAACGATTAACTACTGGATTCTCATCAAAGTCTGATAAGGGTGTACGAACAACAAAAACCGTTAAGTCGGTAGGTTGTTCTATACTGAAATTGTTGATTGAACAGAACCAACTGATAATAAATGATTTTGATACGATTAAAGAATTGTCAACATTCAGTAAAAAAGGTGTAGGATGGGAAGCCGAATCTGGATGTCATGATGATCTTGTGATGGGACTTGTACTCTTTGCTTGGGTATCTAATCAGAAATTCTTTAAAGAATTAACTGATATAAATACTATTAGTCAGTTACGAGAAATGAATGATGAACAACTGATGAATGAATTAACTCCTTTCGGAATCATTGATGACGGGCAGGATCACTTTGAAGATAACCCTCCCATGGCGGTAAAAGGTAATGCATTTCTTTTTGCCGACGATGAACGGTGAACTATGAGAAATATCAAATCTTATAAATAAAAAATAGAAGAAAAACTTAAAGCACAATAATTTAAAATGCTATAATTGAAAACCAATAAAGGGAGAAAACACTATGCCTTTTCAACTTAGTCCGGGCGTAAATGTCACCGAAGTAGATTTGACTACTGTAATTCCAGCAGTATCTACTACTGAAGCAGCAATCGGTGGTGTTTTTCGTTGGGGACCAGTAGACAAACCACTACTGATTCAAAACGAAGATCAGTTAGTTGACCGATTCGGTAAACCGACTAACGCAAACTACGAAACATTTTTTAGCGCCGCAAACTTCTTGGCATATGCTGATGCCTTATATGTAAGTCGCGCACATCACTCAACTGGTAATACTTTTTCATTCAGTGGAGCCACAACAACAGCAGCTAATGCCACTGTAACTGTTAGTAACACAACCGGCATCGCTGTTGGAGATGCTGTATTTGGTCCAGGTATACCAGCTGACGCAACCGTCGCATCGGTTACTAGTAATACCGCGTTTGAACTGTCTGTAGCTGCTACTGCAAACAGTGTTGCCGCAGCGGACATTCAAGTCTTTGATGCCAACTATTCATTCAATGCGATTGCAAATACCAATATTGCAAACCTAGCCTCTCAAATCACAAAGAATGATGAGGACTATATTACCGCGGAAGGCAACTATGATTCAGATGTTCAATTTGTAGCAAAGTATCCTGGAGAACTCGGTAACTCTCTGCGTATCTCAGTATGTGACAGTGCCGCTGCCTTTAGTAGCAACACCAATCTATTGACTGTACAGTCTGCTAATACCAGCGGAAACACTGCTGATCACGTTGAAACAGCGAATATCGCTTTCACAATTGGTTCCAACACTGCTACAATTTCTGTCGGTGCGACGGCAAATGGTGATGCGAACTCAAGTTCAGGCGCGCTTACAACAATAATCGGAACTTTAGCTGTAAATGACTTAGTTCGAGCAGGCAATAGTTCTGTAGGTGAACAGGACTTAGTGATCACCTCAATCGGTGTTATCAATAAAACAGTGGTCGAGGAATCAGAAAACGGCGAAGCAACTGTTGTTATCAACTTCAGCGATCGATTTGTTCTGAGTTCTGACTTCTCAGATACAACTCTACGAAGACTCTGGGGCGGTGCTGGTCTTGTGAATAAAGCACCCAAGCAATCACCCTATCAACTAGCAAACGGTAACACTGCCGCTCAAGATGAGATGCACGTTATTGTTTATGATGAAGATGGTAAGATTTCAGGTATACCTGGCACTGCTCTTGAAGTGTATGAGGGACTATCTCGCGCAACTGACGCGAAAACTCTTGATGGTGGAAATAACTACTATAAAGATGTCTTGAATACAACTTCAGAATATGTTTGGTACGGGCACGACATATCTGGCGCTGCTTCTGCAACCTCTGATAACTTAGCGTCCTCCACTAACACTGCACCCTATAGTAAGTCATTTGTTGGCGGTCGTGATACCAAAAACGAAACCAACATTGCGGTTGGAGATGTTATTAATGCATATGACCATTATAAGTCAGCAGAAGATATCGATATCTCTCTACTCATCACCGGCAAATCTCGTGGTGGTTCTGTAGGACAACAACTTGCCAACTATCTGATAGATAACATTGCTGAAACGCGAAAAGACTGTCTTGTATTCTGTTCGCCCGATCGTGCTGATGTTGTCAACCAGACTTATGGTGACACCGAGCAACAGGTCCTTGCTTTCAGAGATGCACTTCGATCAACTTCTTATGGTGTGCTTGATTCTGCATACAAGTATCAATATGACAAGTATAATGATCAATATCGGTATGTTCCTTTGAACGGCGATACTGCTGGTTTGACTGCATATACCGCAGACACTAATGATGCGTGGTGGTCACCTGCTGGATTCAATCGTGGTCAAGTAAAGAACATTCTTCGTCTTTCTTGGAATCCTAAGAAGGCAGAACGCGATGTACTTTATTCAAATGGTGTAAACCCAGTTGTCAACTTCCCCGGACAAGGTACTGTATTATTCGGCGACAAGACTCTTCTGGCGAAACCATCCGCCTTTGATCGGATCAATGTTCGTCGTCTGTTTATCGTTCTTGAGAAGGCGATTGCGACATCTGCTAAGTTTACTCTGTTTGAGTTCAACGATTCATTTACTCGTGCTTCATTCGTCAATCTAGTGACACCGTTCCTGCGTAATGTACAGGGTCGTCGTGGTATTACTGATTTTGTTGTAATCTGTGACGAAACAAACAATACTGGAGAAGTTGTTGATCGCAATGAGTTTATTGGTGATATATACATCAAACCTGCTCGATCCATTAACTTCATTCAGCTGAACTTTGTTGCTGTTAGGTCTGGCGTAGAATTCTCCGAAGTTATCGGTCAATTTTAATAAATAGATAAAATAATAGGAGAATAAAAAATGGCTTTCAGTATTGAATCATTTAAGAATGGCGCGATCGCAGCGGGTGGGTATCGTCCTGCCCTGTTCGAAGTGCAAGTCACACGATTAGGTAATCCCATGAACTTCCTTTGTCAGGCCTCGCAAGTTCCTGGAATGACAATGGGAGTAATTGAGGTTCCTTACTTTGGTCGTAAGATCAAAGTTGCTGGCGATCGAACATATGCCGAATGGACAACAACGCTCATGATTGAAGAAGACTTCGCTCTGCGAAATGAGTTAGAGGATTGGCAAGAAGCAATTAACTCTGCTGCTGGTAATACTCGTGATGAAGTCTTTGAAGCATATAAGACTGACGCAGAAGTTTTCTTGTATGGTAAGGGTGGAGGCAGTGCGCTTCGTTCTTACAAACTCGAAGGTTGTTGGCCAACAGATGTAGGTACTATTGAATTGGATTGGAATACAACTGATACAATCGGTACTTATTCTGTGACATGGGCATTTGATGTGATGGCTCCCGGTAGTTAATACCATCGAGCGCAAACTTCGTCACATATGGGGGCATAAATATCTTTATGCCCTCACTTTTTTTATTCGGAGTTGAATTATAATGGATTTATTTGGTTTTCAAATTAACAGAAAAAAAGAGGAAAAGGAACAAGAGAAAGTTGTTTCTTTCGTACCTCCATCCAATGACGATGGTTCGTTAACCATTGCATCGGGTGGAGTTTATGGTACATATGTTGATCTAGACGGCAGTGTTAGAACTGAAGCGGAACTTGTAACCAAGTACCGAACAATGGCATTGGATCCTATTGTTGATCTCGCTGTTCAAGATATTTGCAATGAAGCAATTGTTGAAGATTCTGATGAAGAAACTGTTCAATTGGTACTCGACAATCTAAAAGTTAGTGATAGCATTAAGAACAGTATCCGTAAAGAGTTTACCACACTATTACAAAAACTTGAGTTTGATTATTTGAGTTACGAAATATTCCGTCGGTGGTACATTGATGGTCGATTATACTATCATGTCATTATTGATGAAAGTAAACCAAACAAAGGAATTATTGAACTTCGTTATATTGATCCAAGATATATCAAGAAAGTTCGTGAAGTAAAAAAAGAAAAGACAGCACAAGATGTGACTGTTGAAAAAGTTGTTGCAGAATATTACATTTACAATCCAGCAGGTTTTTTGAACCGATCAAATTCAACCGGCGGTTCTGGCCAGTCAGCTGGTATCAAGATTTCAAAAGACTCAATTGCTTATTGTACCAGTGGTATACAAGCAACAGACAATAATTTAATTCTTTCATATATGCATAAAGCGATTCGACCATTGAATCAGTTACGATCTATGGAAGACTCTCTTGTTATCTATCGTATATCAAGAGCACCAGAACGCAGAATTTTTTATGTTGATGTTGGTGGACTGCCAAAAGCAAAGGCAGAACAGTATCTAAACAGCATCATGACAAAGTTTAAAAATAAAGTTGTGTATGATTCAGGCACGGGTGAAGTTCGAGATGATCGTAAGTTTATGACGATGCTTGAGGATTTCTGGTTACCGAGACGAGATGGTGGTCGTGGTACAGAAATCACTACATTGCCAGGTGGTCAGAATCTCGGTGAAATAGAAGATGTACAATATTTTCAGAATCTTTTGTATAAGTCTCTGAATGTTCCAATTACTCGTTTACAGTCTGATTCTACATTTTCATTAGGTCGTGCCACTGAGATCACAAGAGATGAAGTAAAGTTCTCTAAGTTTATTACTCGTTTGAGAAATAAGTTCAGCGAACTGTTTAATAAACTTCTTGAACAACAGTTGTTACTAAAGGGTATTTGTACGCCTGATGATTGGAAAGAGTGGCGACATATAATACAATACGATTACGCGATTGATAATTATTTTCATGAACTAAAGCAAATGGAAATATTTCGTGATAGAGTAAGCCTTTTGCGAGAGATGGAAGAGTCGATCGGTACATATTACTCACACGAATACACGCGGCGACAAATTCTTCAACAAAGTGAAGAAGACATTAAAAGTATTGATGAACAGATTGCCAGTGAAAAGAATGATCCGAGATATGCTGATGCTGATATGGATTTTGAAGGTGACGATGATGATGAACCAGAATCAAAACCAGAACCAAAACCAGAACCACCGGAAGATAAACAACCGGATGAAGTAGAACAAGACAACGAAGAAGAATCTGAACAAAAGTAATTTATAAATAACTGAGAGGAGTTTAATTGTGACGAATATTACAAACATTATTACCGCGGCCGTATCAGAGAAGCCGAATCAAACATATGATGCGTTCTCGGCCGCGATTGAATCTAAATTGGTTTCTGCTTTGCAGGCGAAGTATGATTCAGTGTCTTCGGCAATTTTTAACAAAACTACAGATACAGAAGAAGCTGGAGATAACGATGAAGGATAGACTACTAGAGATTCTGGAAAAATATGAACCACGTAGTGGTGATGAAGAGAAATTCATCAATAAGCACACCGTTGTTGCAATGGAAGGACCAGGATACGCAGAGATTCGTGCAGCTGTTGAAAATTCTTCCTTCGCTGATCGGAAGGGTTATACTCCCGGCGAAGACGAGGAAGTTTATGAACAGCACGCCGCTGACATCACACAAGCAGTTGAAGATTTCCTAGAAGAAGCATCTGAGGAAGATCGCGCAGCTCTTGAAGAATTATTTGCAACAGAAGAAGGTTATGATGAGTTGGTTGCAGCAATCTTCGAAAGTGACGACGATGATGAAGACGATGATGATGAAGATGATGATGAAGACGACGATGATGAAGACGACGATGATGAAGTCGAAATTGAAACTAATCCAAAAGTGAAGAAAGAAAGCAAAAAGAAAGCGAAGTCTGGATACTAATCTGTGGCGCAATATCGTATAGATTCAAATCAGTTTTTACCAAACGGCGCTTCGATATATGAA